CCTTGCCTCCCCGAAACACAGGGCGCGAGCGTCTGGCGACTTCGCCATCGTGACCATAAACTGAGGCATAACTTCTTTACCAACAACTAAAACAACTTCTGACCTGTAGCCCATAGAGCCCTCCTTGATTACCTATATAATATATCACACGTGCGCGAGAAACGCAAGTCACTAAATGTCACAGCTTGCCCTTGTGGTTGCTGTTGCCTGCGTTGTAGCCGACGTGACGCATAGGACGACCACCGATAGACGGGTTAGAACTTGACAAATGCCCGCCATAGCCGCCGTTGTGTCCGGTGTTCGCCTTCCACGCAGACGCATATGCGCTGCGATCCTCATCGCTCTCAAAGGCGACGATGGAGAGCGCAGCAGCTTTGCCATCACCAGACGAGAGGCCCAAATACTTTACCGTAGTCTCGGTGCCTAACTCCTCCACGCACGACGGGCACTCGTTAATCCTCCCGCCTGCGGCTCGCTTTGCGCTTGAGTTAGTGTCAAAGTCTACGTTACAATGTTTACATGTCTTGATCATCGGTTCCCTCCTTGATGACCCCTGTATTATCTCACAGGCTTTGATATATGTCAATAAAAACTTTGTCACTAAATGTCACGACTCGGAAATGATCTCCAGCTCCAGCAGTGGAACCCATGTAACTCGCATATCATCAGCGAACCAAGCGACATTTGCGCCGTTTCCGATGTGCATCTTAACTATAACGCCCATAACAGGCGGCGACGGTGTGAGTCCCTCACCGAGATACATCGGCAAAGTCCAGCGTACAACATCACCGACTTTCACTAACCAGCCTTAGTTGTCTTTCGTGCCACCATCCAGTCGGCGAGAGCGGCGACGACCACATTACTCTTGCGTCGATCTCTCTTGTCGTGTTGCTGTACTTTCTTACTTCTGCTTTTCTGACTTCCAAAACTAAACCAATACATTGTATTCCTCTTTCCTCATCATAATGTGCAACCACCAAATCGCCGCGCTTCATTCAATCCAAATCTCCATTGATACTTCTTAATACCATTTCCGTTCCAACAATCAGAACAACAGAAACCAATACAGAAACCAATAAAATGGTCACGCTCACTGTCATTAAATCACCAATCATCTTCGTCACACTCCACCCCAAGCCATTCGGCTATTTTACACAAAATCCAACCAAATCCATAAAACGTAATAAACATCAAAGTTAAAATAGTTAATGGTTCAGCTAAAAGTTCAATGTATTGTATCATCATCGTAATCAATATAATAGGTAACTTTTTTTCTTACCTCGTCTAAACTAACTACGTTGTCTGATTGATTTTGTGTTGTTTTTTCTTGATCTTTTAGCATCTTCTCGTCTTCTTTTTGTGCTCTGCGATCTGCCGCCCACCAGTAAATGGATTCAGATAGATGATTAACTGCAAATCCAAACATCAAAAACAAACCGATTGCAAACGCCAGCGTAACAACATCACTCATAGCTGTGCCCTCAAGTATGGGATGCCGGGAGGTAGTTCGCCCGATACCATTCCACCATGCTTTGCAATCACAAGTGTAACCAGTGGGGCGGGAACATATGCGTAAACTGTTTCAGTCGGTCGATCACCATTCTCTGCATACTCCAAAATCAAATCCTCTGGGCGATTTGGAAACCCAATCTCAACCTCGGTGTATTTGTCTGCGTCGGTTTCGCGAGGGTGACAGTATTGTGTCTCTCCTGCTTGCACAGACATTGTAAATCCGTCCTTGCAAACAACATTCTTATTCATCTTCATACCAAACATTATTACCTCAGTGGCGGGCACCTTACCACAAGTTTAACATACGGTCGGGCTTCCCACTTCGTCTTCTTGATATAAACTTGTCTGGCTTCAGCAATATTGCCTGCCTCAATCTCATCTAAAAGCGTTTTGTTTTTTGTTTTTGTGTTCTCTTCATAAATATGAAACGTAATCATTTTTTTCTCCTTTCTAAATGGCACCCTGAGTAGGATTTGAACCTACGACCCTCGGTTTAGAAGACCGATGCTCTATCCAACTGAGCTATCAGGGCTAAGATTATCAAACAAATCAATCTGCTTATTATCAATCGTGTCTAAATATTGTACCACAGGGTGGTCACCGGGCACAAGCAAAATCAAACATTCTCCGTCACTTTCTTTCATAGCACATAACTGTGCCCAGGCTTTACGTTTATCATTCGATGCTGTTGCGGTGTAGCGTGTGATTTTACCTTCGCTGTTTTGATAGATTGCTGTGTATGGCAGCATGATTTTCTCCTTGGTTAATGGTGGGCCTTGTAGGACTTGAACCTACGACAATCCGGTTATGAGCCGGGTGCTCTGACCAACTGAGCTAAAAGCCCTTATATAAAATGGTGGGTCCACCGGGACTCGAACCCGGAACCTGCGGATTAAAAGTCCGATGCTCTACCAGTTGAGCTATGGACCCATTTTATTAAAACTCGTATGTTTTGTCTTCTGTACTCTCGTCTTCGGCAACTATAACGCCGCCCTCTTTGAGCGCCACCAACAAAGTGGCGACAACTCCTTCAAAATAATGTAATCTCGTTTCTAACTCATCAATCTTGCGTGTCATTCTCTGGCACTGTCGCGTCAGTATTTCCACCTGATTCTCCCACATGTCTGTTCTGTTTGTCATTCTATTTCCATCGGGACTTGATGTTGATCAGCTCCCCTTTACAAGTATAAACGAATACCTCTAAATCGTTTAGTTTTGTAATCTCCTCAATCATCACTGGTTTCTCGTAATGCTCTCGATGCTCCGTAGTTGGTAGGACAGGCGGGAGTCGAACCCGCATGCTCATTGGAGCGAGAGATTTTAAGTCTCTTGTGTCTACCATTCCACCACTGTCCCTTGTTACTCTCTTATAATACTAAATCTGATTGCAGTTGTCAAGCTATTTCTAAAAAAGATTGTCACGATTTGCTTATGAGCATCAGTTCAAACTCAGAATACCAGCGTATGTATCCATCGGTACAAGCAATCTCGTATAAGGGCTCGTCGCCGAAAAGTTCATGATCATATGAAATCATCACCACAACCCCGAGCCACGGATAAAACAAATCGTCACAATCATCATAAAAAGGATACGTGTAATACTCAAAATAAGTAAAACAAGCTCTAACTAAATCACCAATCTTATATCGAGGAGCGCCCACATAATAACTATTTGCTCCTCACCCAATCAGCAGGGTACCAGCCTTCCTTCTCGGTCATTCTCGCCTCGTATGCGGTTGGCTGCTTAAACCATTTGATTCTAACAAAAGTAGTTTTTGGCTTGCGACACCATTTCTCATTATATTGAAAAAACAACCTCAATGATGTGACGCATTTCACCTGTGAGTGACACAGTTCCTCAATCGCGCTTTTCTTTTCCCAATATGTCCTGCCTTGTGCGTTCTCTGCAATCTGAAACGCAACATCGCGATCAATCTCACAGTATTCCAAAATGTCATCTATCCTCTCTAAAATAATCCCCATTCCTGGGGTCTTGCGGCGATAAAAGCCAACAAGATCACCAACTCGTACTGGCATTTGTCCTCCTAAAGTATTACTGTATCACCAAAACAAACTAAAGTCAACTATTATTTGTCATTGTAAAACACATCAATGTGGCCGCGAGGAACTTTAAGGACCACCATGCGCCAGCCCATAAACTTGGCTGGAAACTTATTGCGTAACTCTGTGTCCATTAACTCTTCTGTATCATCAAACTCTAACACAGCTTGGATCATATGTCCTCCATCGTCAGAGTGAAAGTTAACTGTAAATCTATCTTCCCAGATTTCTGCTACATATTCCATCAAGCCCTTGCGAGCTTTATCTTTTGACGCTTTCTCGTCATTCCAAAACAGATTTGCCATTTATTTCTCCTCGCTTATTATTTCAAAATGGTCTATTGTTGGACTTAATATTATCCAGTCCAACATCGTACAATCATAACAATACGCTATAATAGTGCTCTTGTCAAGTGCCACGCTCGTAATGATTGCGTGACGGTAGTTAGGGTCATAGCCTTTTACAACCCCCGTGTCGGAGGCTGTGTAGCTGTTGTAATCCTCAATCCATCGGATGAGTTGCCCTGGTTTATAGTCCACATAATAACTATCATGTTAATGAGCCAGGATTCTTCATATATTCTTTTAATTGATCATATCCGCCAATTCTTACAGTAGTGTTATAGCTTTGGCGTATGATAATCGGGAACGTGGGCCACTGATGTCGATCTTTAATATATTCTCGATATGATTTTGAAAAATCCATTTCAACAAAAACATATTCATTATCAGCTTCCATGAGATCCGCGCAGGCGCGCAAACAGGCGGGGCAATCGGTAATTCCATATACAATATAGGTGCTCATTTTACTCTCTTAGTCTAGTCTTAAAAATTTTTACATATGTGTTGGTGGTTCTATACTTTACGCTCATGTCGCAATTGCCCTTAAATATATTACGAAGTGCAGAAAGGGACGGCTTAGTAGCCTTATTTTCATAAACCATGTATACATTTGAATGACCCCGATTTGACAACTTCAGTGCGTCACGATGAACAGCCTTCAATGAGGAGTAAACACCAACAAAATCATCCATTTCAAAAAGACAATATATATAAATTTTCGTCATGTTGTCACATCATCAATGGTATCAAACATATAAGCCGCTAATTGCAAAGAAGATTGAAAAACGTGTATTTCAGTTTTTTTTTGCTGCATCAGCTCCTCATCGTGACTTGCCACTGCCTCAAAGTATTCCTTTTCCGCTTTTCGCAATTGTTCTGTGCATTCGTTGATGGCGTTTGCTAAAAATAAGTTATGACAAAAATTATCTATATTTTTACGAGATTTTGCGAACGGGCCACAATCAATAACAAATCCCCCGAGTGTCATTTCTTACACCCGCCACAACCTCCAGGAACGCTCTCTTTCTGTTGTCTCTTAGTCATTTCAATTTTCTTAAAATTTCGTATTTCGTCGGCGAACATTCGACCTCTACCAAGGGCTCTTATCTGGTTTTTGACGCGACTAAAGGAGCCGCACATTACTATTTCTTTTGTTGGTTCGTGATAGATATACTCGCCAGGGGTGGTTCTAAGATTTTCTGTAATTTCAATAAATTTCATTTCTTCATCCAATTGATAGTATTTTATCGTAAATATCATACTTCAAATTATTAAGTTTGTCTAGTGCCTCTTCTCTGCGAAGTATTTTGAAAGCAATATTTTCCACAGAATATTCTTGCAAAGGGCTGTTTAGTCCAGCGCGTCTCATTCTTCTAATTCTTTTTTTCAATCTTTCAATTGATTTAAGGGCGGCGCGTTGCTTTGAATAAGCAAATTTCTCAATTAAATTTAGTTCTGTGATTATAGTATCCGCTTTTTTGCGGGCCGCAGTGTAGTCAAACTCGACTTTCTCCGGATCAGGTCGGACTATCCACTCATTCTGTGTTATTGAATATATACCCGATGAGCGATGTGCCTCATTTATGTTTTCAACATAAATTTCAACCTCATGGCCATAAATTGTAACCTCATGCAAATCATTCCAGCGCATCCTGGCCTCGTCAAAAAATGCTTTAACTATTTCTATATTCTCATCAATTTTGGAGAAATCTATGACGATGTGGAGGTCTATGTCTGAATACTTAGACCAGTTATAGTTAGCCAAACTTCCAGTTAAGCGCAAGTCTTCCATCAGCGCAGCCATCGAACCATCACCAGCTTCGTGATGAACTGGTTTGTCGATCCCGTCAAGAAACTCGCGAGCAATCCGCATAAGCCTTTTAGAGATGTTCTTCTTTAATTTCCCGTCTTGCCAGATTTTAGGATCAAGCTCTATCTGCTTTTCAAAACTTTCTGGGTCAACTTCCTCAAATCGAAGCCTATCGGTACCAGAACGCTTTGGCGTAGTAGCAAACGGTGCGCCACTGCTTAAATTTTTGTGGCCGGCGACAGTAGAATATATATCATTTTTGCGACGTTGCGCTTTATATCGCTTTTGTGCTTTGCTCTTAAAAGGCGTAGGCTCTCGGCGCGGACGCTTGTCGCGCTTCTCGTTTAGTATATTAGACCACTTATCCATTACTATCCTCCATCATAAATAGTCTGCTCGCCATCTTCAAACGTAATAATTGTCTTGTTTGTGGGGTGAGGTTTTATATGTATTTTAAGAAAATCATCAAAAGCATCAAAAAATGCAATCGAGCCGCGAGGTGCCGGCGTCAACCAGTGAATGACAGTATGACCGGTCGCAAAGGTTGCTCCCTCAATCACAACGCCCTCTCCTGATATGCCAGTCTCATCACTCTGGCGACAGACCGTAAAGGTTCTAATCCCCTGCGGTGCACGGTTGCTGGGTTTCTTGGGCTTTAAGTCCTCGGCCTCAGTCGAAAACTCCTTGTCTTCGGGCACCATTACGCATCACCTTTAGGCTCGATATCTAAAAGAGATTCTAAGCAAATATCATTTATCACTTCAAGAACTGCGCGATCAGCGTCAATCTCATCTTGACAAACTTCTTCCTCGCTTGATACAAAGCGACTTTTCAACTGCTGAATTTGCTCTTTCATTTTGCATATTTGATTGTCCATAACATTTAACTGCTTCATGAGTGTATTATAGCATATTTTATTTTTCTTTTTCATTGTCCGGTGTCTCCTGTGTCGCCAGATGGCAGAGGCTCATCCATAATTTTATAAGCAGTGTCCCAATCTATCATAAATAGCGGTGTAACAATAACTAGATCCTCCAGCACGTCATAGCCGGCGCCCGTGAAGCCGACATTTAAGGCGATAATAATTCCTATCATATTTCCATCATAACTAAATACACCAGAGCCCGATGAACCCGGCCAAGCGTATGAGTGAAGGTAGATATAGTTTTGTTCAGATACCCCAACCACTTCACCCCTAAAAGTTAATGGACCAAGACCATTAGGATATCCCGTGTAAAATACTTCATTGAGCACAGACGTCTCTCGCCTCCACTCGTAATTGCTAGGAATGATGTCTGTAAGTTTAACGGCGGTTCTATCTCCGACTTCCTCAATCTGTATGATCGCATAATCGATGTGTTGATTGATAATAATATATTTTACGCAATCATAAACATGCTCATCATCAGTGGCAACAAATAATCTTTCACAATCACCTACAATGCCATGAGCAGCCGTAATTACATAAAATTTATTATCATGTTCTACATAGGTGCCTGACATTTTTGCAAAGCCATCGCGGCCTTCCCCGGAGGAGAGAACGTACAAAATACTGTTGCGAGAAGCTAAAACTACGGCCTGTTCATTTCTATCAAGAGCAGAAGAAACATTTTGTAAACTACTCATTTCATCGTTAGTTGGAAATCTTTGGCTTTCGCTAACACTGACGTGAATGCCGATGCTAATTGCAAAACCCAAAGACACCACTATTAACATTTGAAAAGTGCGTTTCGCAATGTTTAATACTTTGTTTAGCATTCTTAAACCTGTTTTTGGTAACTAATAAATACTGGCAATTCCTCCAGTCCAGATTTTTGCGCGAACCATACCGCATCCTCATTACCAGTAATTTTCGCCCTTCCGTTTTGACCGACAGCGAGATACACCGGTGCATCGGCGCCGTTTTTAATAAAATATTGATATCTACCTCTAAAATCGTTCATATCTCCTCTATAGTTTATAGAGCACAGCGGCAGCAGTTCTTCAACAGGCATCATAGTATGATATCGCATGTCAGTTGTGTCAGTTGGAACATCATAAAGCTGCACCCCTCCATCGGCCCAATCATCTATCATCGTTTGTAGTGCTGGTCGAGGCGTCGGCATTGTGCGGGAGTCCTTGCGACCCATAGCACTTAAAGCCCCGGCAATCCCACCAAAGCCGCCAATATCGCCGCCGTATTCATTAAGGGTTTTATTCTCTCTGACTGTTCTAATTGTTCCGCGAATATTGGTTCGATGAATAGAAGACCAGTCAATAATATTAACGCCAGGGACTCTACGCAAACCAGGAAATAAAACTGCCTCTCTATATTCTTTACGACTCGCAGCACCCATAAGTTCAAATTTGATTTCAAATACCACGTAGTCGCTGTTAGCGGTTAGTGGGCGCTTCGTGTCAACCAAAGACTTAACGGTTGTTACACCATCAATGCCACGAATTTGTGTCTCAATCTCCATTTCCGCGCCACCGACACTTGTATCGACTGAGCAACCAATCTGTGTTCTATAAATACGCAAGTCAATCGGAGACTCTTTCTCGTTGAGTAGTGCGTCTATTCTTGCGATCTGATCTTCGATGCTCTCATTGACTGGCGCCTCGCTGCTCGCCATTCCAACACCACGGCGCTGACGCTCGTTTTGAACCAAGTCATACCAAGCACGTGGCTCGCCTGTCTCGGGATTGATAGCTGCGTTGGCTCCAAAGATGCGGAACACCGCGCCTGCTCTCCCCAACATAGGCTCTATGTATTTATAGTAAGCCACAAACTTCTCAATTTCATCCATCTGTGCGTAGTTGTCGCGGATCCACATCGCAATAAGCATGCGGCGCTCATCGTCATCATTCCCAGCAGCAGCGGAGGCGCCAAACTTACTATCCATCTCGTTATAATAAGTAACCGCAGTGTTGGGGTTTAGCATCAAATACTTGCGTGCCTGGACACCATCGTTTAGCTCGCTCATCGGCACTGCGATAATGTCTCGCACAGCCTCACGCACGATGGTGGGGTTGTCGTTGATGTGCTTAGCCATAGCCAGCACGCGATCGATCTCTTCCACTTCATCATCAAAGCCAACGCGGATTTGAAAGAAGAACTCAAACGAAAGGGTAGGAACGCGATCGGGCTCTCTTACATCGTATCTAACCCTCGGATAGATCACAAGCTCAATGTCTTTCGCAAGTTCCATCGCAGGCTTCGCTTGATACTGAGGACCAAACTCAAACTCTTCTTGTCCAGTCGCAGCCATCTTTGCTCGCTGTGCTGAACCATAAGCATCGTTAAGACGAGTTGCCATCTGCGAGTTTAACGATGGAGCGCGAACTTCGGTGCGGCTTGTGCGAAAGTTCGGAAACATCATCCTTACAACGCTATTTGCGTCTGTTCGCTCGCCAGCAGTCAGATAAATCATCGCCTCAGTGGGCATCGCAAGTCCTGTGCGTAGTCTTTTGTTTATACTGCCATCGTCCTCATCGCCAAGGAATGAAAGTTTTGCTTCGTCGGCGTCAACATAGACGCTCCAATGTTTAAGATCGCTGAGATCTTTGAGCTTCTGCATATCTTTAACGTATGCGTTCTGCTGCATGTACTCCTCTTCTTGGAGGCGCGCCTGGACATACCTTACATATTGCTTATACTTGTCTTCTTCGTCAAACTCATCTAACACAGTTTGAAAAAAGCTCGCACACTCGCTTGCGGCGCTATAGCCTCCGGTTCTTTCTTCATCCTCAATGGTTACTGATGATCTCATGGTTACGATTAGATGCGCTGTCTCGGGATACTCTTCCTCGCCGTCGTAATCGTCAGGCACTACACCCTGCAACATCTTAAACTCAAGCTCAATCTCCTGGGACTCGCCAGGAAGCTCATCTAGTATTGTATCAAGCCCGACATCGCTATTGAAGGAGCTTTGCTCGCTCCAGTTTGTTGGGATCATTTGCAAGCCTGTGAGTGGGTTGCCGGCCTTATCCATCGCGATGTAGCCGCCTTTGGTTTGAAAGAACATTGGCCAACCAAGATCGATTTCCATCGTAGCTTCAACCATCGCATCCACATAGATTTCACCCTCGTCTTCGCCATAGTCGGAGATTTCAAAATACACTTCGCTGCGCTCTAGTCCGTCCATCTCATAGCCAAGGTTATCAAGCTCATTCTGTAGCTCATCCACGCGGGACTGGCGATTACCGCTAAAGCTGACCTGGGTTTGGCTCTCAAGGTAATCATTCATCTCCTGAAAATCTTCAGGATTGTCAGAATACTCGCCTTGCTCTTCTACAGCTTGAATTCTCATATTATCTATAAACCACACGATGTGATCCCACGTGGCTTCGGGTGGGGCGCTGTTGCCTCTGCCTTTGATTTGGAAAAGTGTCTCCCCTTGTTCTCCGTCGCCCATTTCAAGCGTCACGAATGACTTAGACTTGCCGCGCTTGCCTTCGGGCTTGCGGAGCGAGAAAAGAGTTCCTCCGCTCTGTCCAGCACCGCAGTGCCCCATTCGCTCGCCTTCCAAATCGCACGAACCTTTCTCAAGGTCATACCAATACGAGCCATCGTCAAACGTATGAAGTATCTGATCGGGATCTTCCATCTCTGATAGTTCTGCTTCGGCTTTTTCATCAGCACCAATCATAAGAGTATACTCGTTAATAACTCTGATGTTGTCTGGGTGCATGTTTAAGAACGTGAAGGTATCGCGGAAGCGTGTCTCAAAAGCTTTCCACGCGCGATCTTCTGTGTTCTGTAACACCTCTTGAACAAACTCGACCACTTCGCTCTTGAGCCCCAGCTTGCTAAGGTTTTTTACAGCCCTCTTAAAAGCTCGCGGCCACTTGCCTAAAGCATCATCTTTAATCGTTCGGTTGATGTTCTTGAGCACTTGCTTGGTGCGGTCGGCTTTCTCACGATTCCACTCTATGCCTTCTTTAAGGAT